ACCCTGGAGGATCGACAAATCAAGGAGCAGCGGAATACATCTATAGAGATCCTTCAACTGATACATTAACAAAAAGACAGTTTATTTTATCTCCAAGTGCCGCTTACAACGTATACTTTGGTAATTCTATAGCCATGACACCGGATGGACTTCGAATGGTTATCGGTGAGGAAGGTGCTTCAGGGCCAAGCCCATATACAGGCGCTATGGGTCAGGCTCATATATACACAAGAGATAGTGCCAACGACACGGCATGGGCTTTAGAAGATACGGTACAACCAACTATAACAATACTGAATGCCACTGAAAGTCGTATAATGAATGCATATGGTAGTGGGCCATGGGCACTAGGTCAGACCATGTCATTTGCCACGAGTGTTGCAATTAGTGATGATGGTCAAACTATAGTTGCTGGAGCTCCTACCATGACTGTTTATAATCAGTCAACAAACACTACACAGCATGGGTGTGCTTGGGTTTGTAATAGAACAGGTAGTACTTGGTCGGTAGATGAAATGCTTTATTGGGGAGACTGGGAAAATTGGACAGATCTAAGCGGAAATTCTGATAAAAACATAGGAGCTTTACAAGGCAGTAATACAGCAAAACAAGGTGTAAGATTTGGTCTGACTGTTGGAATTAATCCAGATGCCAGTGTAATTGTTATTGGTGCACCTCAATCTGGAATATATGAAACCCCAGGTAATGGGACTGCAATATTAGGTACCGCTGAACATGGGAACCTATATGTGTACAATCGAGACAGTGATAACGGTACCTTCCTGTCTGGCCAGAGAAATTGGGTTAACGGACCTAGCTCTTCGTATGCATTCGGCCGTACAAGACATACAAATTATAATCAAGGTGGGACAATTCCATTTTTAACAAATACGGCTTTTGCTCCTGGTCGGCATTATAATAGTAATACGGATGCAAATACATCTATATACCTTTATGATTCAGCCTAAAATATCAAAACCATATAAATAGTAACAAAATCTTTTAAAGTTTTGGAGACTATTTATGGCGAATCCAGCATCAAGACAGGACCTTATTGATTACGCCAAACGTCGTTTAGGTGACCCTGTTCTGGAAATTAACGTAGATGAGGATCAGTACGAAGACCGTGTAGATGAAGCTCTACAGTATTACCAAGAGTACCATTCTGATGCTACGGTTCGTACATATCTAAAACATCTTGTTACAGGAACAGATGTCAGTAACGAGTACATTCCTATACCAAGTAATGTGCTGACGGTATCTCGTTTGTTCCCTGTCGCATCATCTTTTAATTCATCGTTTAACTTCTTTGACATCAAGTATCAGATGATGTTAAATGATATAGCTGACCTACAAAATTTTGCAGGTGACCTTGCTTACTATGAGCAAATGCAGCAGTATCTATCTTTGCTAGATATGAAGTTAAACGGCACACCACAAGTTCAGTGGTCAAGACATCAAGACAGACTTTACATATTCGGAGACTTTGCAGACCAAGACATCAAGGCTGGTGAATATCTCGTAATGGAAGTCTATACTGTTATAGATCCGAATACAAGCACATCCATATACAATGATATGTGGTTAAAAGAATATACAACTGCGCTGTTCAAGCAACAGTGGGGTATGAACCTAATCAAGTTTGAAGGTGTACAATTGCCAGGAGGTGTAACCTTCAACGGCCGACAGTTGTATGATGACGGAACATCAGAGATCGAAAGGTTAAGAGAAACAATCAGACTTGAACATGAAATGCCTACTGACTTCTTTATAGGATAATATAATGGCTCGTAACCTTTACTTTTCAGAAAAAGTAAGATCGGAAATGGATCTTTATGAGAATCTCGTAATCGAGTCTCTAAAGATTTACGGACAAGATGTTTACTACTTACCTAGAGATCTCGTAAATGAAGATGTTCTGCTAGGTGATGATGTGGCCTCTAGATTTCCAACGTCTCATAAGATAGAGATGTACATAGAGAACATAGAAGGGTTTGACGGAGAGGGAGACCTATTTACTCGGTTCGGCGTAGAGATTCGTGATGAGGTAACACTAGTGGTTGCACGTACTCGGTTTGCGGCACAGGTGCGTAGACCAGACAATGACATTGCAACCGACAGACCGACAGAAGGTGACTTGATCTACATACCACTGACAAACAAGATGTTTGAAATTCAGTTTGTAGAGCACGAACAACCTTTCTACCAGATTGAAAATCTGCCTGTATATAAAATGCGTTGTACTCTATTCGAGTACTCTGGTGAGGACTTTGATACAAGCATTGCTGGTATCCAAGACATTGAACAGACTGGTTCATATCAGTATCGTCTCAAAGTATTGGCTCCTAAAAAGGCAACTGCCTCTGTTATCATGGACAGCTCGACAGTGTCGTCCCTTACATTGGTACAAGGTGGAACATATTACACAACCACACCAACGATTGCGTTTACAGAGAACGATAGCGATAACGTGGCGATAGGTGACAGTGCAACTGCAACTGCAACTGTTGCGAACGGCGTGGTATCTGGAATCACACTTACAAGCTCTGGTAGTGGTTATAACAGCATACCAACTGTTCACTTCCTAGGTGGTTCCTCGACTGACAGTGATTACCGTGTAGGTGATACGGTAACCCAGACAATTGCTGGTGGTGTCACAATGTCTGGCGAGATACAAAGTATTGTTCTCGACTCTGCCGGTGATTCATCTAGGTATATCTTCCTTGCCCATGTAGGTGCAAGTGATGGATTATATCATACGTTCATCGATTCGGGTACCTTGATAAATAGTACTCGGTCACATATAACTGGTTTGACCGTAACAGGTGTAACAGAGGATAATAAAATTTCGGAAACAGAACAGAATAAAACATTTAGTGATTTCTCGGATGATTTCTTAGACTTTACGGAAAACAATCCGTTTGGTGATCCGGAGAATCAATAATGTTTGGTACTCATTTTTATCACGAAAAAATTAGAAAGTCTGTTTCACTATTTGGCAGACTGTTTAATAACATATATGTTATCCGAAAAAATCAGTCAGGTGGTGTGTTAAATCAACTTAAGGTTCCTTTAACGTATGCACCTAGAAAGAAATTTCTGGAAAGGATTAGACAGAACACAGACCTGTATACGGATACCAAGGTAGCAATCAAACTACCCCGTATGTCTTTTGAGATAACACAGTTTTCGTACGACAATACAAGACAGTTAACCAAGTTGAGTAACTTCAAAGCTCTTACAAATGATGTAAAGAAAAGGCAGAAATTTTACTCACCGGTACCTTACAGCATAAATTTTGATTTAAATGTATATGCTAAGAGCCAAGATGATGCTTTACAGATAGTAGAACAAATCTTGCCTACATTTAATCCACAGTATACTTTAACGATAAAACCATTCCCTAATGATTATCCAACTTTTAAAGAAGATATTCCGATCATTATAGGTGGTGTATCGTTTCAAGATGATTTCGAAGGGTCATTGGAACAAAGAAGAACAATTATATACACTCTCAGTTTCGAGATGAAAATTGCCTTCTATGGGCCTATTACAACTGGAGAGGTTATCAGAAAATCAATTGCAGATGTTTTTCTGCAAAATCAGGGTGCAAATCAAGATTCCGACAAACTGTTGGAATCTCTACACGTCACGCCTAACCCAACAAGCATTATCGGAGAGCCTGATAGTGACTTTGGTTTTGATACGGCTATATTTAGCCATGATGATAGTGTATAGGGAGAGAATAAATGACTATCACATTAAGAAACACAAAAGGTCAGGCGTTAACCTTTAACGAGCTTGACGGAAACTTCACTGACCTTGACAGTAGAATTTTAACACAGTCACAGATAGAAGGTTTCATTGACTCCAGCTACATTAAAGGTTTCATTGACTCTTCATATCTATCATCTGCAGCGGCCACACGGTTTTTAGATTCAGCAGATGCCATAAGTCTTATTGATTCAGCTTACGTTAATGCAAGAGCTGACTTTGATTCTGGGGAAGTTGTAGGAATTATTGATTCAAATTATATACAACAAAGAACAAGAATTGGTCTAGATGATATAGATTTTGGTATGAATAAGATTACATATGCAAATATGTACTCAAATTTGGTTGACCTACCTAACGCAACCACATATCATGGAATGTTTGCACATGTACATGCAACAGGTAAGGGATACTTTGCTCATGGTGGTAACTGGATAGAACTTGCAAATCAAGCGGATATCGGAACAACCATTACTTCAACAGTTGACTCTGCATATGTAACTGGCCTCATTGATTCTCATGTTACAAACCTTATTGACTCTGCATATGTAACTGGCCTCA